GCGTGCGTACATACACGCGCGTGTACACGCGCTTCATTGCATGTATGCGTAACGCAGGTATGTGTACGTTGTGAAAAATGCACACGCGAGAGAGAACAACACTGACCATCTCAGCATCTAAGTGTCCATGTTTCACGTGGAACATTATCCGTTAGAATATTAATCAAAACTTATAACAATGTTATAAGATCGCTAGTACTTGACACGATGACACTTGTGTGGATAATACAAGTCCTCGGTCAGGAGTAAGCAAACGGATAGTCGTCCGTTTGATTAAGGTACTCAAAGGCGGTTGATTCGAAACCCACGAGCAACGAATCACACATCACTCACACTTAACCATAGGATAATTCCCATGACAGTTAATACAGAAGATAAAGTTTGTTCAGCGACATATGTGAAATTGAAGGGTGCCATAGAGCTAGATGATTTAGCGGTTGATGCTTTTGGATCCGGTAAAAGTCTAACCAGTAAACTACGGGAAATCGTTAAAGCTTACTGGTCAGAAAAAGCTAAGGATAATAAGCTTGCATATGCTCTTATCGGCCATGCTCACATCGCACACGCAAGGGGCGGTAGTACTGACCCTGCTTTTATGGTTACCAAGCAGATGTTGAATCGGCTACAGAAAGACAAAGACGCGGATACCACAAGACCAATCATCTCAGTAGTCCAGCAGCGGACAAAAGGAAAAGACTTGGAATATGTGATACGGGAGAGGAAGCGGGAAGCGACTAAACCTAGCGGAGCGCCGGTCGAGTTCAAAAAGCCAGAAAATTTCAGACAAGGAGTGCAGAGCTTTTTCAAAAACGCTGTAGGCAATCCTTTAATGGAAGCG